GAAAATATTTCTTCCATCATCATTGTTATCTACTTTACCAATATAACTTCTCTCAAACAGTAATGCTATGGAGTTATTGATTTCATCAAGTGTTCTAATAACACGGTTCTTACTGAAAGCATATCCTTTATCAGGAGTAAATGTATGCAATGTATTGATATCTTGCTCAATAACGATTACACCATCTTGTCTTGTTGAAAGAACCATCTTACCAGCTTTCAGAGCTTCCTCAATCTCTTCATCTCCATAAGGGGTTACACCTTCAGGATAAACGATTGAAACCGCTCCATTAATTACATGATAAGTATTAGAAGTATTTACATCTGAGCCAGCAGTTAAACCCGCTATATAAGCTACAAAGGTAGTCGGGCTAACTGTTTCATCGGTGGTTTTATAACCTTGGTTTACAGTTATAATTCCTTCGTAATCCGCATCCGCGTCATACAAAACAGCCTGAACCTTCTTACCAAGATTTTCTCTCATATTAGTAATGAAAGTAATAATATTAGGGTTTACAGTTGGAACATCTTGAGGAATGCCCATTGTATTCCATTTGTACGCCTTTATTACATTCAAGTAGGTAGCATAGGTCGCCTCACTAACTGTTCCATTTTCTCCACCAGTTAATGTAACTCCAGCATTTGCTACTAGATTACCTGTTCCACTAAATACTACATAATCATTAGGAACTAATTCTGCTATGGTTGTAACAGTTTGTCTATCCCTTTCAATACCTCTAAATAAGGTAATAACATCGAACTTAGCTCCATTTGCTACAACACTTACTGCAATCTCATTACCTACAATACCTGCATACTTAGCAGTAGCCGTAAGAGGTGTTAAATCTGCAGTTGCTTTCTTTCCTCCAGTATCAAGACGATAAATTATTGCTTTATAAGCATTCTTCAACGCCTCTCTAAAGATTTGACTTTGCTCCTCGAAAGCAGTATACCCTATTTTAGGTAAGCTTTTACCATCAATTAAGTCAGTGCTTAGTAGCTCTGTTACTTCAGCTCCCCAGCTCATAGGTACTGGCATTGTAACTATTCCACGAGTTCCAAGACTGGACAATGGTTTAGCTACTGCTTTGAAATTGATATATGCGCCTGGTCTGATTTTGTTCTGTGACTTAAATGTTCCACCAGCCATATTTCTTTCCTCCTTTAATTCTTAGTTTTGAATAATTTCTAATGTTCCCATATCAGGAACTTCATCAACCATTTGTTTCGCTTTAATACTATATGTTACATAAAACTGTAATACATCTTCTTTTATTTCATAACTCATTTGAATTCCACGTACTGGCTTTTTATCTTCTATGGGTTCTCCACCTGTTCCATACCTTCCTAAAAATATAGGAACATCAATGGTTGTTAATTTATCCAATAGCTTATTACCAATATCCGAAAGTGTCTCATAAGTTTTAGTATCCTTTTCTTCAGGGTGGTATCTGATATTCATTTGATAATCTCTTGTATAAACATTCCGCATTATCTTTTCCTGTGAAACATCCATTACCCATATGAAGAAACATGGCTTTTTCATCCCTTGTACAATCTTTTCTTTATAAATGTTAGGGTATATAGTAATTGGAGGCGAGCCATTGGTAATTGCAAAACTGCTCTTGATTTTCAGCGCTATTGCACTTTTAATGCTTTCGCCTGTAATTTCTCCTACCATTAATCTCCCGCCCCCAATCCTTTCATAAATTGTTGCAATGCTTTTTCGTATCTCTTTGGTATTTCTCTTTCAATCTTTGAGATTGATATTCTTGCCATGTGATGTCCAGGAATCCATTTATCATGAAGCATTACCCCTTGTATATCATCACCATATTGATAATATAAGTAATTTAGGTATTCCTGATTTCCTTTACCCTGTTCTAAATATTCAATAGGAAGAAATCTTCTACGTTGCATGTGACCATCTTCTACAAAGCTTGCATACTCTACTGGGTTAAATAACACTATATATAGGCTATCACCCTTTCTGTATACTTGACTTAGTTCCCATCTATTTCTCAAATTACCAGTATCCACAGGAGTTAATTTTTTAGTTTGAGCCAAAGCTCTCATGCCCATTTCTGTTAAAAACTTTCTTAGAAAGGCTTCATGCTGCTTTTGCACTTCTTTGAAACTATCTAGCAAATCCTGAAACTCCCTAAAATCCATTGACATTAGGCATCACCTACTTCAGTAAATAGGACTTCTTGATGTGTTACATACTTGAATGGTAAGTTCGCTATACCTTTATAGGTAGCTAATACATTACCTTCATCATCAATCTTTTCAGCTACTAATATATCTCCCTTTTTGATATCCACTTCGGGATTACAAAATATTTTCATTTGCATATAGATTGGATTAGAATCATCCTTATTACTCTCCGGATTATCACTATTCTTAAAGCTAATCCTGCATTGTACATCGCTGTATAAAGGAGTTTCTGGAAGACCTATACCAATGGTACCATCTACATTTTCAATTTCTGTATAACGGTTAATGCTTAACTTATCTGTATATGTTGGTGTTAGTAATTTACCAAAACTTGATAGTTTCATTTTACCACACCATCCTTCTGAACCTATTCAGCTGCTGCTTATTATTCATTACAATCTGGTCTAAATTAGGTCGATGATTTTTTAAGGTTTTACTCCTCTCTGAGTTATTACCTTGCAATGCGATTTGGGTATCCCCTATCTTTAAATTAGAAACATCGCTGACATCAATCCCTGCCAAGACATCATCTGCACTAATATTTGACTCGTGTTGATAACGAACTAAATCTACTGACATATTAGCCCATGTAAACTTGAGAGCTTCTGGTATGGTATCGATGTTACAGTAGTTTTTAATAACTTCTTCTACTTCATTAATAGCTAATTGAATATCAAGCTCAGTAATGGTGGGGTCTTTAATTTTAGCCCTTACAATTTCTAATACGGTCATTACTCCGCCTCCTTTTACTAAGCTTGTTCTGCTTTAGCAATTGCTTCACTTAATTTCTTAACTCCCCAATTACCTTTGAAGTTAATTCCAAGTTCTATTGCTTTTTCTCTAAGAATGTCAAGTTCTGTTTTTTCAGGTTCCTTATTATTCTCTGGTTCTTTATTTTCATTCACGTTATCTACTTTAGGCTTTTCTATAATCCAGCCACCAGCTTTTTTGAGGTCATCAACATCAACATCTCTGACCTCAAAAGCGGTGTTAGGAGGATATTCTGAGCCTTCGTATCTAACGGTTTTCGCAAAATACATCTTAGCCATTTCTATTCTCCTTTCTTATATTCCTGATTAAAATGCCTTGATTACAAAGATATCATCCATTCTTTCAAATGATGGAAGAACGATTTCTGATACAATTGTTTGAACATTTACTGGATGAGGTTCTTTAATAGTAGTGATTGCTACACCTGTGTTTACTATAGAAACAGAAGCGCCAGCATTGTCACTCATTAAGTCAAACTCTTCCGGAGTTGTTCCATACCAAGTATTACCAAGAGCATAAGAAGGAAGTAATGTTGCATATCCATCTGAGAAGAACTTATGGTCTACACCCTGCTCATCTTTGAACATTTTATCGTATAATGTAATAGTTAATCCAGTTTCATTCTCAATGAACTGTTTAGCTGAATTTCTTGTTACAATAATACTAGATGCTCCAAGAGGGTTCATTGCTTTTCTAATAGAATCAGATGCAATCATTCCTTTGAATGTAGTTGTGTTCATAAGAACTTCTACTGCTTTAACCCCTTTTCTTTCAGCAAGCTTTTCAGCCGCATCTAATAGAACATCAATTGGATTAGAAGTTGCTTTATTAGCTACTGTCCACTGCTCTCCAGCTAACAATTCTATATTGTTATTAGTAGCCCATTCACCATCAACGTCATAGTCATAGTTATAAGCAATATCTCTACCATTTTCAGCAGTTGCAGTAATACCAATCTTACCACCATAAAGAAGAGCCATTCTCATTCTTTCTGCCTGAACTAAAGCACCATCTACAAGATTCTTTATATCATCAAAGATTCTCATAATTGTAGGCTGTGCAAATTGCTCACCCTTTGCTAACAATGTTTCAATATCTTGTCTATCCTTTTCACCAATTCTCATTGGAGCCTTAGTATCAAATGCTGCAGGTTGTAATGCTACTGGCAAGTTATTTCTACCTTTAATCCATCCAAGGGTTAATCCAGTTTGTTTGGAAACTGGAAAGTATTTTGTACCAATCATTGGGTCTGTCATGTTAGCATTAACATCAGTCCAATAAGAGGCAATCGCTTTACTCTCGAAAATATCATAAATTGATTTCATATTGTTTTTCTCCTCCTATCTTATAATTAAACAATTTTCTCAACGAACTTAATCATTGGGATATCTACTGCCACATTTGGTGCAACTGGTA